GGTCTTGGCGCTCTGGGCGGCGCACTGGACGGCGATGTCCCGGACGGCGTTGTTGGCGAAGTCCTCCATGACGGGCTTGACCCAGGGCGAGGCGTCCGAACGCCACCGGCCCGGCAGGGGCGAAGTCTCATCGACGTGAACGTGTTCTTCGCACCACTGCCACGGAGGGTGGCGGTCGGCGGGCTTGCAGGCGGCGCAGAAGCCTTCGATCAGCGGATGGCGCGATGTTCCCACGCTAAAGACGGCAACGTTGTCCTTTAGCCGCTGGCGCTCGCGGGCAGTAGTCTACCCCTGGCCGGACGGTTCCGGCAGCGCTGGCACCGGTTCTCGCCTGTTCTCGGGGCGGTTATCGCGACCATTCAACGACGCAAACCGGCCCTCGGTTTCCCGAGGGCCTGCGTGGCGGGGTCCGCGTTGCTGCTTACTTCGCCGCCAGGAGGTCGAACGCCCGGCGGAAGAAACGCGCCCGACCGGTGATTCGACGCACGATCTTGACCGCCTGGGACTCGGCGAGCTTGAAGGTCGCCTGCAGCTCACGGGCGATCTCGTCCTTGTCCTTGCCGCTCAGGAACAGGAACGTCACCAGCCCGCTCTTGCTCTCCTTCAGTTCGGCGACCGTGCTCGGCAGCCGGTCGACCGGCTCGCTCTCAGTGTCGGCCTTCGCCTCGACCTTCAGGGCCGGGTCCTTCTTGGCCTTGGGCGTCTTCGCCTTGCCGTTCGGCACGGGGGCCGGCTTGTCCGCCGTAGCCTTGGCGAAGGCGGAGGCTGCGGCCGGGGTGGTGGTGGTCTTGGGGCTCTGCTCTTTCTTGGCTTCGGTGTTGGTCTTCATGCTGTTCTCCGATCTTTGTTTTGTTGTTGTTCCGCTCCGATCGTGAGCCTCGCTACGGTGAAGCCCCGGAGCGTGTCCACGGGAAAACCGACAAATCCTCAAAGCCGGTCGCTCGGGGCTCACGCCAGGTAGCCGAGCTCGCGCAAGGATGCGAACGGTTGGGGCCGGTCAGGCTCGGATCGGCCTACGATTATATGGTCGAGGACTTCGATCTTGAGCAGTTGACCAGCCCGCATCAGGTCACGCGTCACCCGGATGTCAGATTCGCTGGGCGTCGGATCGCCGCTGGGATGGTTGTGCCCGATGACCAGCGCAGCGGCGTTGTGGATGATGGCGGCGCGGAACACCTCCCTGGGCGTGCAAAGGACGGTGTCGAGCGTCCCAATGGCGATCAGATGGAAGCCGGTGGCCCGGCGGCGGGTATTGAGATGAACCGCGCAAAGGCATTCGCACTCGGGATTGTACCAAACCGCCGTGGAAATGTTCGCCATCCAGTAGTCGTAAATGCGGGCTGGGTTGTCGCAGCAGGGGATGGCCAGGGGCAACTCTCGGAGCCGGACGACGCGGAATTCGTGGTTGTCTTTCATCGGCGAGCGTATAGGCGGCGCGCCGACCGAAGGTCCAGTGGCGATCATTCCTTCGACAAGCTCAGGACTGGTCGGCTCGCTGCCACGCGCCCAAGCGCTCGTCGAGCGTGTGCAACTGTTTCAAGATGTCGTCCTCCTCTTCCTTCAGCCGCGCTTCGATCACGGGCACCGGTTGCCCCTCGAGCGAAGGCGCGGTGCGGTGGATCCGCGTCACCACCTTGCGGATGGCCGCGCCCAACTCCGCGCCCAGGTGCGTGACTTCTTCGACCGGGATGAGTTCGCGTTTGAGGTTGCGGAGTTCGACCTTCAGCTTGGCGTTTTGGAGAATGATGTGCTGGGCGCGTTCCTGGTCGTAGTTGACCAGCGAGCGCTCGGGCGACTCGAACATCCAGCGCAACAGCGCGCCCAGGTACACGCGGCTCCCCCGGAACGCCGAGCAGCCCTGGCGCTTGGCGTGCTTGATGGTGGAGAGTGGGATGCCTGTGGCGGCGGCGCACGCGCCGATGCTGTCGTAGGCATCGAGCATGACGCGGGACTGCTCGCGCTCCCGGTAATAGCGCAGGAGCCCCTGAATGGTGGGGACAAGCTGGTACTGGCCGTTGACCGGTTTGGGAAACCAGCCCTCAGCCGCCAGTTCCCGCAGCCGGCGGTCGGTGAGGCCGGACAACTTGACGAGTTGATCGACCGTGATGACGCCCGTGTCGGCCATGGTCAGCGCTCCGACGCGGCGAGAATCCAGCCGACGAACTCGCCGACCTGGAAGAAGGTCCGCGCCGCCTTCGGGAACATGAGCGGATCGAGCGGACGCTGGTAACCGGCCAGGGAGAGTTCCTTGCGCAGGATGTCGTCGGGACGGGCGCCGACGGCGAGCTTCTGTTGAAGCGTGAGGCGGCTGAACGCCGTGCCGACGTATCCCGGCGGCATCTCGACCTTGTCGACGATCAGGAGCGCCCCACCGGGCTTGGTCAGGCCCTGCAACCGGCGCAGGAACGCGGCCCGAATGTCGACTGGCAGGAACATCAGGACCAGGAAGCAGACCGCGAAGTCGAAGGGCTCGTAGTCGAACGTCACGGCGTCGGCCACCGCCAGCTCCGGCGGTCCCTGGTAGCGGTCGGCCATCTCGCGGGACTCCTCGATGGCCGTGAACCGGGCTTGGCGCTGGTCGAGCGTCTCCTTCAGCGCCAGGCCGATGTTCCCAGTCGACGCGCCGATGTCGTAGACGACGCCACCGCGCGGAATGTAGTGCCGACCGAAGTGGGCGACGGCGTTCGTTGCGAGGTCATACCACGGCAACTCCGTCCGCACGTGCCGGTCGAAGTGCCGGGCCACCGCACGACTGCGGAAGGTCCAGTGCCGGGGGATTTCAAGTGAGGATTTCATCGCGGATGGTCCGTGCAATGTGGAATGACATGACCGGCGGAACCGCCCGCCCCAGGCGCTCCCACTGCTGCGAGTAGCTGCCGGTTAGGATGAAGTCATCCGGGAAGGCGCAGATGCGCTTCAACTCGGCGATCGTGAGCTTGCGCTTCTCGGTCGGGTGCGTGACCGACGCGATCCCGGGATGGCCGTGCGAGGCGCAGATGGTCGGGCAGGGCTGGTCGGGATGCGGCCGCACCAGGTTGAAGTACTTGTCCGACGCCTGGCCGGGCTTGAGCTTGTCCCATTCCCGGCTGATGGCGAAGCGGCTCATGTCGACCTCGAACTGGTTGGGCTTGGTCCCGAGCACGGTCGGGCAGGGTTGGTCGAGGTCATACGCCCGGCCCTTTTCGTCGAACGCCGCGCCCGTCCCGCCGGTGATCCGCGCCTCGACGAGCTCGAGGCCCTGGTGGCTCGTGGCCGGGTTGTAGGACCGTCCCGCGCTGACCGTCGGGCTCGGCGCATCCGCCGCCTTCCACGCCGGCCCGTACTTGCCGCGCACGATCCACGGCAACGCCTCGCGCAGGCTGTAGCGGTAGGGCAGCGGCTTGGGGAACGCGGGATCGAGCTTAAGGTCCTCACGCACGCCGATGAAGATGGTCCGCTGCCGGGCCTGCGGCACGCCCAGCCATTGCGCGTCGAGGACCTTCACGCCGACCCGGTACCCGCACGCCTTCAACTTCGCCAGGATCTCCAGGAAGTACCCCTTGGCCACACCCTTCACCAGCCCGCTCACGTTCTCCGCCACGAAGACCTTCGGTCGGAGCCCATCAACCAGGCGGACGTACTCGAAGAAGAGGTCATCGACCCTCTGGACTGTGTCCGAGTAGCGTTTGGATTTTCCCCAGTGCTTCTCGCGCTTGCCGGCCGTGCTGAAGCTGGCGCATGGAGGACTCCCCTCTACGGCGTCGATCTCGCCCACTTTGAGTCCCGTCGCCTCGAGGATCTCGGCCGGTTGGACCTTGCGAATGTCCCGCGTGTCGAGCGGCGTGATGGGGTGGTTCGCCCGATATGTCTCGGCTGCCGCCGGGATGAACTCGTTGGCCCACACGACCCGGTAGCCCGCCATCCGGTAGCCGAGGCAGGACCCGCCGCAGCCGCTGAAGGTCGAGATGACCCGCAGGCCGTTGTCGGGCACCGCCGCGATCTCGGCCATCGTGGGGACGCGATAGGGTGGCTTCTCAGTCTTCACGGCACAGGTTCAGGATGGCGCGGGCAACAACCGACGCACCGGCCCAGCGCTGTTCGTAGCGGTGTTGGATTTCGACCTCGCGCTCGTGGTCTCTGGCTGGCGCCCCGGCCCGGGCCTTGAGCGCCTGCGCCTGATGCGACAGACAGACGCGACAGGCGAGCAGTCCGGCCAAGGCATCATCGATCCCGTCGATGGCCCGGCGCAGGGCACACAGTTCAGCCTTGGGGACGGTAGCGCTCACGACGGTTTTCCCGACCAGCGAAAGCTGCAGCGCGGGCACTGGAACTCGGTGGGGACGTTTTCGTCGACGGACTTGAAGTCCTCCGGCGGGGTCGGCTCGGGCGGATCGGCCAAGAGGGCCGCGAGGGCGTCGGCGTCGAACCCGGCGAGGTCGAGATCGAAGTCGGCCGCCTTGAGTTCGCCCAGGACTTCCTTCAACGCCCCCGCGTCCGCTTCGGCCAACTCCGCCAGCCGGTTGTCGGCGACCAGGTGCGCCCACTCGTCGGCGTCGGTTGCGAAGTCCTGGAAGTCGACGGGCACCGCGGCCAGCCCGAGGATCTTGGCCGCTTCATAGCGCCCGTGGCCCGACACGATGAAGCCCGAGCGTCGCGACACCACGACAGGCGAGCGCCACCCTTGGTGGGCGATCACCTTCGCGAGCAGGGCGACCTGGGCCGGCGGGTGCTGGTTCGGATTCCGAGGGTTCGGGACCAGCTTTTCGATCGGGACCAGCTCATCGAAGGCGCAGTTGACGGCCGGGCCGGTCGGAGCCGGCGCTGGGGTTGAACGCTTGTTGCGTGGGGTCATAACGTGATCGGGTCAGGGGTTTTTGAACGGGTCGGCAGAGGCGTCAAAACTGTGAAGCGGGTCGGGTCGAAACCTGCGAGTTTCCTAGGAAATCGGAGGATTTGGCGGAACTGCTGCGCGTTTTTTCGGTTTTGGTTCGTTCGCGTGCATTGTCAGGGCTGACGCGTGACCTGCGGCCCAACGGGTTACGTAGGAGACTTCCTACCCTGAAGCCCCAGCGGTGCTCGCTTGCCTGTCTCGTTCATTCTCTGCCGGTTCTCGCTCGTTTTCACATCAGCGCCGACGTTCGCC